TGGTCAAAGGACAAGATCCGGCAGCACATCAAGGCGAAGGATGCGACGGCGAAATTTAACTTGGATCGAGATGCGGAAATCGCCAGGACGAAAGAAGTGATGGAACCGGTCCTGACGGCGATCCTGGCCGATGCCGGAGCGTCAAGGATTCAGACGCTTTTGAGAACGCCGATCAAGGCCGCACGGCAGGAGATCAAAGAGACCATCCCTACACCAGCCGTTGCGTTCAACTCTAACGACCCACGGGTACGCGCATGGCTCGGTGATCGCATGGATGAGTTCTCCGAAGAAGTCACGGGGACTACCTTCGACGCAATCAAGGCGACGCTGCGGGAGGGATTCACCGAAGGGAAGCCGCTGGCGACAATCGCTCAAGAACTGCGCGAGACTTTCGACTCATTCGAATCCTACCGGGCTCCTCTCATAGCTCGGAGTGAGACGATCAGCGCACTCAACCGCGGGGACTTTGAGGGCATCCAGCAGAGCGGACTCAAGGAGCGTCTTGTCAAGCATTGGCTGTCCGCGCGCGACGGGCACGAGCGGGAGACTCACCGGGAAGCAGATATTCGGTACGCCGAGGACGGAATTGACATTGACGAGGAGTTCCAGGTGGGCGAGGATCACATGGTCATGCCGGGGAACGGATCTTTACCAGAGGAAAATATACAGTGTCGGTGCACGGTACTATATTCTGTCAAGGAGGAATAAATGAATAGGGCAGTATTTCGTTCAGAAGTCAAGGCGTTCGATGATGAAAACCTGGTCCTCGACCACTTCATCTCGACGGAGAGTTCCGACCGCAGTCAAGACGTGATGCTCGCCGACGGAATGATGATGCACGGGATGCCTGTGGTCCTCGAGCAACACGGACTCGACCCGAAGGCCGGCATGGAACCCATCGCGAAGCCTCTGTCCCTGACGATCGGGACGAACGCAAATGGGGCAAAGGGCATCGTGGCGAAGACCAAGTACTTCCCCGACGATACCGGGAAGCGTCTCTACCGGAAGGCCAAGGAAGGCTATATGCCTTATTGGTCCATCGGGTTCAACGTCCACCAGGCCGATGCACTTCCCAATGGTGGGCGAAAGGTCAGGAAATGGGAACTCGTCGAATACTCCCAGGTCTCCTGCCCTGCGAACCCCGAGGCGACCATGATAAAGAGCGTTGACCAACTCCCCGCAAGCGATGCGGATCTTGAAAAGGCGAACGTGGCCTTCGCCTTTGGCATTAAGCAAGAATCGCCAGCCGAGGAAAAGCAGGTGATGACCGTGGAGATCGAACTCAAGAAGAAAGACAGCCGGTATTTCAACGCCGACGGCACGTTCAAGAACGGCTTTGACGGATGCGTTGCCTACATGCAGGAGCACGAGGGTCACAGTGAGGAGAGCGCAAAGAAGATCTGTGCCTACATCGCCCGCAACAAGCGCAAGGACGCGGCCCCGAACTTCTCGATTGAGAAGATCGAAGGGAAGGCATGTTCTCCCGAGAAGGGCGAGAAAGAAGGTGCGTTCATGTCGCGCTGCATTCGCGCGAATCGAGACGCTGGGAAGGATCAGGATCAGGCTGTCGCGATCTGCGCGTCTGAGTGGGACAAGTCGAAGAAGACCGCATCCGTCCAGGAGATCAAATCCGTTGCGCAGAGGGTTGCGCAGGATATCCCGTCAATGGCTCTGGAGCGCATCTTCTACGCGATGATGAATGAGTTGTGGGGACTCGCCGATCCCAAGCAGGCCAAGGGGGTTCTCGATGAGACCTATGATCTCATGCTTCCCCACGCAATTGCATTTTCCAACGCCGTCAAGGACAACCGCGACGGCATGAAGGCAGTCATCGATCTAAGAATCAAGAATCTGTCGCAGGGACCCGCCGCTGCCGACCAGGCGCCAGCGACCCCCAGTGATCCCGCCGCGACTCCGCCACAGTCACAACCTGATGAGTCGGTGCTCGATCTGGCGCCCCAGCCGACAAAGGCTGCGGAGCCGGTTGTCGAAGTCTCCGGCGAAGATGTCAAGCGCGCGGTCTGTGAAGCCCTCGGAGAGTCCGCGCGTGCGCAGGTCAGAAAGCTCCAGGGCAAGCTCGACTAGGTCAGGACGATCAACCATCAACGAAGGAAGCGATCAATGGAACCGACAGCAACGCCTCCTGTGGCTCCCCAGGAGCCCCAGAAGTTGACGATGGACCAACTGAAGGGCATCATCGCCCAGGCCATCAAGGATAACCCGCCCGATGTCACGGCCGCGATCAAGGCCGAACTCGGACGGTCGGACGCTGCGCGTCTCTTCCCGGGTTCGGGTGGAGCGCTCGATGGTGGAACGTTCAAGAACACCTGCGGCAGCGTGGTCGACACATCCTACTTCCGGAAGTCCATGAGTCCGGAGATGCGCAGGATGGACGATCACCAGTTCGCGACGGCGCTCGCGTATTCCGGCGGCCCGTTCAAGAGACTGAGTCCCGAGATGGAGAACTTCGGGCGGATCCTGAAGTGTCGCGGCAAATACAGCCGTATCGCAGCCTCGGGAATCAACCTCGCGAAGTCGAACGACAACGCGATGGAGCAGTTCAAGACCGTCATGGGCCTGGACCTGAAACAGGCTGGCATGAGCGAAGGCGTGGTCGCCGACGGCGGCGCACTCGTCCCGATCGAATTCCCGGCCATGGTGATCGAGTTCGCGTTCACGCAGTCGCCGATCCTCTCTCGCGTGTGGCGTCTGACGATGGGCACGCAGACCATGCGCATCCCGCGTCTGGTGCAGGCCGCGGGAAATTACTTCGGCGGGGTGACGTTCTACTCCCCCGGCGAAGGCGAGGAGAAGCACACGAGCAAGCCGCAGCTCGAGCGCTTGGCGTTCGAGGCGAAGAAGCGCATCGCGCTGGTCCATCTCACGGATGAGCTCATCGCGGACAGCCTGATCAACGTGGTGAACTACGTCACGGGGTTGTACGTCAGGGCCTTCCAGTATGATCTGGAGAACCTCGTCCTGACGAATACCGCGGCTGCCGGTGCCCTGGGCGTCCCGTGCCTGGGCATCATCAACGACCCCGCGGTCGTGGCCAACGGCGTGGCGCGCAATACGGCCGGCACGATCAATTACGCCGACCTGTGCGCCCTCGATGGGCGGCTTGATGAGAACTTTCGCGACCTCGTGTGGATGACCCGAAAGAACACTCTGGCCACGCTCCGCAATGAGCGGGACGGCAATAACCGGCCGATCGTCCAGGTGGACTATGACGGTCTCATCACGCAGCGCACGGTCACCCCGAGCGTATTCGGGTATCCCATCTATCTCACCCGGAACATGCCGGCGATGGGTTCGCAGGGCGACATCGTCCTGGGAGACCTCGGGATGTATCTGCTTGCGATGAGGCAGGATCTCACGATCGACACCACGGATACCGTCCGGTGGATCTATGACGAGTCGTCAATCCGATTCGTCGCGCGATTCGACGGCATGCCGGTGGTCCCGATTGCGTTCACCGAACTGGTCGGGCAGTCGTAGCCGTGAGCGCGTCTGTGAAAATGCTGCGGTGCGAGATCCTGGACAAGGATCTCGCCCGCAGATTCGAAGGCGGGGTCGCGTCATTTGATGCGGCTCGCGCGCGGCGCATGCAGGCGAAAGGCGCCGTTCGCATTCTGCCGGAGGAGGAGGGCGTTCCTTCCTCCCCGGCTTCTCATGTCGCTGCGAATCATGGCACTGATTATCTGTGTCGCAAGTCTTTTTCCAATGCCCGGACCCAGAAGGTCGCGTGGGTGCAGGACAACTCGAAAGCGGGCGGGTCGGAGATCTCCTCGGCGGAAGTGGTCCGCGTGGGGGAACTTCTCGGGTTTGACGTTGTCGGGATAACGCCCGATAACTTCTGTCAGAGCATCCTCGATGGAGCCGACTTCGCCGTGGTGAACAACGTGTTCGAGTTTGATCCGGATCAAATGGACCGTATCCGGTTCTTTCTCTACGAGCGCCGACTCCCGTATATCAAGTACGAACACGACTACCGCGAGTTGGGGCGTTTAAATCTCAGTCAGCAAATGTTCTGGTTGTCTCGCGCGAATATTTTCATCTCACCGGCGCACATGGAACGACACGTAGAGGGCTTGGGGATTGACCCGAAACTATCGATTTGCCTTCCTTTGGCGATCGATGTGAACCTGTTCGCTGCCGTGGAGGGAATCGAGCGCGTTTCCGGATCGGTCCTTGTCCCGTGCTGGCGCAAGTGCAAAGATCGCGTCGCTGAGTTCATCGAGAAGAACGATCAATATTCATACTCGATCCTGGGACAGGCGGACCGAGCATTCCCAGACCGGAAAGTCCGTCACGTCGCTGCGGGACCCGTGGGAATGATGCCGGGATTGTACTCGGCGCATGAGTTCGTGCTCCATCTTCCGGTCGAGCGATGGGCAGGAGAGCGGGTCTTTTTCGAGTCGATGCTTTGTGGGTGTAAGCTGTTGATTGATAACGAGAAGGTCGGTCACGCTTCATGGTGTTTCAAACCGGAGGAGATGCGTGACAGACTCCGCTTGGCTCCATATCAATTCTGGGATCAGGTATGCCGACTCCTCAGGAACTGAATATTCTCTCTCCCATCGTGCCGAACATGCGCATCACGGTGGTGATCCCCTTCGAGCCCGGGCGCCATGTCGGGTATGCGTGCAATCGGGCAATGGAAGAAGCGCGCAGCGAGTGGGTACTCATCCTCGACCACGATATCGTCCTCCTCAATCCGCTCTGGTATTCCATCTGCCAACACGCTATCAAGTCACAAGATAGAGTCGGATGGTTCACGTGTTACACGAACCGTATCGGTTGCCATTTGCAGCGGCTCCCCGATCCGAATCTCGCGCAGCAGAACGACATCGAGACGCATCGGGCGATCGCCAAGCGTGTCTACGACCAGCACCGCGGAAAGGTCCTCGACTGCACCGAGCGGCCGGGGAATTTCTCGGGGTTCTTCATCTTGACGAACAAGACAGCATGGGAAGAGTGCGGCAGGTTCAAAGAAGATTCTTTCTTCTACGTTGACGAGGACTACTGCAAAAAACTCCGCCGGTCCGGGTATAGGGTCTGCATCATGCAGGATCTGTACGTCTTTCACGGCTACTGGCGAGAGACAATCAAACCATACTTCGGTAGGGAGGCAGCAGATGTCAAGGGAAGAGTCGAGAGATAGCGCGGCTCCTATTCAGGTGAAACCGGCCGAGCAGGTGCTCGGATCGACTGCGGAGTTGAAAGAAAGCATCCAGGTGAATATGCTCACGGAAATCTCGGGCGGGTTCTCGTGTCAGGCGAGGATCATCCTGGGCAAGGGCAAGCGCATGAATCTGACGGGAGAAGGGACGCGCGTGTCCCGGTTTGGGCGAACCGAGATCGCCAGCGGGGTTGTGTTGGAGATTGAACTGCCGATCGCAAAGCTGACGAGATGAACCCGAAGACTATCGTCTACTTCAAGCATGGCATAGGGAATCTCATTATGATGTCCCCGGCCCTGCGCGCGCTTGCCTCGATGGAGGAGAGCGGAAAGGTGGATGTCTGTCTATCGGCAACATGGCAGGACGCGCGCCGGCAGGCTTTCGACGACATTCTTCCACGATGGGACATCATCGGGCAGATCGTGAACCACCCGCGGGACAAAGTTCGCCAGGACTATGATCGCTGGTACTACACCGGGCATAGTGAGGCAAGCGAAGCGCTGAGTCTCTTCCAGGCGAAGGCGAAGGAGACGGAGCCCTTTCCGATGTGGGAAGCGGACCGAGTCCATGAGATTCTCTACTACATGCGGCTGGTCTATCGACTCGGCTATAAGGGACCGATCCCGGAGCAGAGCTTTCCCATCACGGAGCTTCCGCAGGAGACAGCAGCCGCACTCGGCGCCCTCCCGCGTCCCGTCGTTTTTCTGTGCAACGGCACATACAGCGCCGGCATGAAGGGCGCGAAGCAGTGGCGGGGATTCTCGGATTTCTCTCGCGTATTGCGCGCGTATACGGGCGGGAGCACTGTCAAGGTTGGATTCGGCGACGAGTTGAAAGACACGCAGGCTGACCTGGATCTCGTCGGGAAACTGACCATCACCCAGACGGCGCAGGCGATTGCCTCGTCCTCAAATCTTTTCATCACGACAGACACCGGACTGATGCACGTCGGCGATGCCCTTTGTGTCAACATGCTGGTGATTTTCGGCGGAAGTCTGGTGAGCAAAAACGGCCCGATCAGCAGGAAAGCAGAAGTCATCACAAGGCGCATGCCCTGTCAACCATGCCAGAAGGCTGGTCCGTTCTACGATTGCGCAACGTACAATTGTCTCGAAGAACTCACAGTCGGAGAGGTCATGGCGCGTGCCAGAGCTAGACTATAACCAGGTCTTCTCAGTCCTGAAGGATGCCATCCGAATCGGCAAAGGATTCTCTTTTGTCCGCTGCGGGGACGGAGAGGGTATTGTCCTGGGATTCCCGAAGTTCACCAACTCACAGAACTGTCTCGCTAGATTCGCGAAGTGGTTTGATACCACCGGCATGAGTCGTGACACCATGCTGGGACTCGCGGAGCAGATACGCGAAGCATGCCGCACGGCGGACCTTATTGGACTCCCAGCCCCGCGGCATAATACGATTGACCAACGCTGGAGAAATGTGCGTCCGTTCATGGCGTCCCTGGGGCTGACGACTCCGATCACGAAAACCTGCTCAATGGATACGGCGATAGAACTCCAGGTGAGAGATGGCTACCGGCAACTTCTGAAAGATCGAGATGTGACCTGTATCACCTGCCGCAACGTGCAGGCCCCGCTGATGAATCTCGGCGTCAAGTCGGTCAAGTTCTTCTATCTTCCTCCGCAGAGACGCCCGTGCATGGGAAGAAACTGGAGCGGCACGGAGAGACACTATCCTGACAGATATTCCGCTCTCAGTGGAGAACTCGAAGCTGCGGGCGATCTGCACGGAAGGATTCATCTTGTCGGCGCTGGGGGTCTTGGGAAGATCTACTGCATGTGGGTCAAGCAGCACAACGGAATCGCCATTGACATCGGATCGGTATTCGATGGGTGGGCGCAA